TTTTAAAGCAAACACTCCAGGATACTTATAGGAAATAATAGTATCTTCATCCCAGGCAATATCTAAATAGTTTCCTTCAAGGTCTTCTGGAAACTCTGGATTCATTATAAACCTATGTGTCTTTGTTATAATCTCTTTTTCCATAATTGCTGCTTCGTATTTCTGAGATATAAAGTCCCCTGGATATCTGGGAAACGAAAGCAATGCAACCTTTCCTAAATCAGGAAAACGAGAGTCTACTGAAGCACGGAAGGCTTTATATATGTTGTCAGCAGTTTTACCTTGATCGTTTGCAGTTCCAACTTCATTTGCAAACCCTGAAATTTCATCAAGTACTGCAAGGATTAAGTTTAAACCCTCATGGGATTCTCTTTCTGAGTGACCAGAATAAACTGTTATACCTTTATCAAATTCAATTGATTCAGCCTTTGAGTTATATTTTCCAGCAAACCATTCAGACTTTTCAATTTTATTTTTAAAACCTTTAAAGAAAACATTTTTAGCTTGTTGTGCATTTATAGCAATATTAATAATATCTATTGCATCTCCACTTGGTTTTCCAAAATATCTAGCAGGGTCTTTTAAACAAAGTAACTTATAAACAATATAAGAACAAGCAACAGTAGAGGTAAAATCTTTTCCAGAGCCTTTGCCCAGCTGAAGAATAATTTCATTCTTTGTATATTTTTTATAGTATTTTCTTCCTTCTGCTTCTCCCATTATGTCTATAAGGTCTTCTTGTCTGTATATCTGACTCATTGCTTCTACAATGTCATATTGAACATCTGATAGTGGTGGTTGGTTTAGGTATGACTCACCTTCAACAAATGTTTTAGCGTCTACTGGCATTTGTTCAAAATTATTATTTTTTAATACCTCAAAAAAATCATTGAACATCGTGGACAACTGTAATCACTTCTCCCTCTTTTGCAATAGCAGAAAGTCTTTTCATTATTAAGTCACGAATTTCTGGATGAGATGATGCAATATCTCTAAGAATTCCAACAAGAACTTCTTGTCGTTTTTCTATTTCAACCATTTCTTCTGCAAGTTCTTTGTTTTCAAGAAGTCCAGCTTTTTGTAACATGTCAATTCTTTTAGACTCAATATCCATAACAAGTTTAATTGCTGCAGTCTTTGCACTAAGATTATTAATCATTGATGCTTCATCAATAACTTCGTATGATTTTAAAATTAACTTGCTGTAGTGTGCATCTGCACCAGCAAGTGCATCTTTTGCACGTGCACGAATAGCTGTATTATTTGATGTTTTTTCTTTCCATTCATCAATATATGCAACAACACGAACTCTTGGTAAGGATAATTCTTTAGAGATTTTTGTTGGATCACTGCCTTTTAAATACTCTTCAACGACAGTATTCATTGTATCAAGATGTTTAACAAGCTCTTCTTCAGTTGACATACTTACCTTCTAGTCTATTAATTTCATCTTTAATGTAAAAGATTGCTTTTTCTAGATCTTGAATAGTTTTTGCCTCATCTTTAAGTCCTGCTCTCCAAAGATATTTAAATGCATTTCCAATATTAAAATTGCGATGACGTGTAATTTCTATACATTCTACTCCAGAAGGATCTGTTGTATAGTGTCGTGGATGATTTACTTGATCAACTGTAATTGTTAAATTATCACTCATCGTCTGCCTCCCAATCAAATAATTCTGGCAATCCTCTTAGCGCCGTAAATACATATGTAACACCTACTGCACCAGCAATACCTAAACCAATAAGAATTTTTTGTGCTTTACTCATCTTTTTGACTTCCTTAAATTAAATTTAGCAAGATAAACATAGATTGTCTCTACGCTTGACCCACACTCTTTGGCAATATCTTCTGGACTTTTTTTGTCTATTAAATATCGTTTACGTAACCAAACTTCGCTTGTATATAGTTTACCAGGCATGATGTTATTTGTCAAATCCTATTGCTTTGTCCCAGTTTTTTATTGCCCAGTAACCAATGCCACATGCATCTGCCACATCGTTATCGGTAATTTTTTTATCATACTGAAGATTAATAAATCTAATTGTTTTTTGTTTTCTTATTTCTCTTTCATTTGATTTATGCCATGCTTCTGACTTACCTAGATTTTTTGATCTTATAAAAAACTTTTCATCTTTAGTTAGCTTGCCATTTCCTAAAAATATTTGCCAAGTAATTGGAGCAACCTTGCCAATTATTTTTGTTCCAGATTGACCTGCTGCTCCAAGAATAGCGCCTTGAACTAATGCAAGATCTGCAGCAGTCTTAGGGCTATTCATGAATACAGTATGCTCAATTACTATTGCTTCAAATCCACCATAGTAATCAAAAAATGCTTTAACTTTTTTACCTGCATCCATAACTTTTTCATAGGTATCTTTGCCTTCAAACTTAATTTTTCCAATAGCCCCTAATGTTTTTTCTTGTGTATTAAATAAAGCAAAAGCAAGGCTATTGGTACTAGCATCAATAGCGCATATTCTTTCTGGAGCAGTAGTTGATCCTGCTTTAATTATCTTGTTCATATTGAACCATACCTTTTATTTCTTTTATCATTTTGTTTACTAGTTTTTCACTTACGTTACAATTAGAGCAGAACCCAGAGTCATTATATATTGATAGATCTACTCCACACCCACCTAAACACTTTCTTACTTTTCCTAATCTTTTTTGACGTCGTGTAGCTTGATAGCGTTCTGCTATTTTTTCTTTTGTAGCAAATGTTCTACATTCTTCTGAGCAATAAACTTGATAGCTTACCTTTGGAAGAAAATAAATATCGCAATCAAATCTGCTACAAAGTTTCACTCAGTTCCTCTAATGAAGCTATTTTTATTACGCCTGTCCCTGCTTCAAGACACGTTGCTTTTACTGGACATGACTTACAAACCTTTGAGTTGTTACGATAATTTTTTGTTGGTAATGTTTGATCTTCCCAAGCCTTACGAACTTCTCTCATCCAATCAAATGCATAATTAATCCATTTAATATATCCATCATTTACTTCAACAGGAATAATCATTAGATCGTGATTGTTTTTGTTTTCATAGATCAATGCTCCCTTTGACTTTCCAAGAATCTTCATGTAGATAAGAAGCTGAACTAAGTGACCTGTCTTTGGTTTGTTTGTTTTTTTACGATACTCGTAGGCTTCGCTCATCATTGTTTTAATTTCTCCAATGATTTCTTCGCCTTCCCAATCAAGCATTGCATCGCCATATCCAAAGATTGGAGGATCATTGTGAATTACTTTAAACTCTGTAGTTTTTTCATTTTTGTCATTAATGTATGTCTTTGCAATTCCAGAGTTCATCATTGCTGCCTGAATTCTATCGTGTGACAAAGTACCAGCTGTCATATTTGCTGCACCGTAGGCATCAGTGTTGTCTTCAAATGTTGCACCATTAAATGCCAAGTACCAATATCTTGGGCATTCACCATGTCCATATACAATTGTTGATGGGGCAAATGTTTTTTTCTGTGTATGCTTTGGACCACGCATAATGGTGTATCCAAGATTAATCTTTTCAATCATAGCATCAGAATCAAAGATATTGTCTTGATCTATTTTTGCTTGCTTCTTTTCTGATTCCTTTAACATAACCTGCTGTAGTAAACTTTTTGTCATTTTTATCCCTTTGTTTTATATAAGTATAGCAGGTACTAGCGCATAATATATTTAAGTGCAGATACTAAATTGTTAATAGACTCTGCTGCAGTATAATAAATATTCTTTTTTGCTCTATCGTTTTTATCAACATTTGCCATCCATGTAGCCATGAAGGACATCTTTGCTGCAATTGCTTGTAGTCTTACTATTTCAATACTTGCTACCTGAGTTGGAATGTCTGGCTTAATAATTACCTTAGCAATAAATGTTAAAGCAGCAGTAAGTTCCTCATCTTGCATATAGTCTGCAATTTCTGTTAAACCGTTTACCATTTCTAGTGTTGTTTTTGCTGGTTCATTGTGTTCAGACATTTTATTTTTCCTCCATTAGTTGTTCTAACATATCTACTCCAATTATAGCAAGTCTTACTTTTGAGTCTCCATCTCCTATTACAACAAATATAGCAGGATCTTTTTTATTTTTAATAGCATCAGTTGTTGCTTTTGCCCAAACATCTTTATTAAGAGTAAAAGATTTACCCACTTCTTTAAAATCAATTACAAAGTCTTTCCAGGAGGCATCTCCTTTTTGCATATTGCGCCCAGAATTTTTATGCTGCTTTGCACCTATACGTTTAGACTCACTTCTTTCGCTCATAGTCCTTCTTCGTTACTATAATTGGTACCCTTGAAATATGCTTTGCAGTACACATCCAAGTTAGCACACCTGTTTCAGTCCAAAGCCTTATAGACTTTACTTCTTCATTGCATGTTTTGCATGGAAACTTACCAGGATATATTGTAAAGTTGTTGTTAGACATTCATCAGTTTATCTGTTAATGATTTTTGCAAATCAAGATCTTCTTTGACACGATTAATAAATCCTTCACGACCTTGAACTTTTGTTCCATCATCAAGTTTATACCATGCTCCTGTTCGCTCAACTAAACCAACTAACTCTGCAGTATCAACCAAGTCACCAATGGTATCAATACCAATGTTGTCACCTCTAAAATAAAAATCATACTCACCAGATTGGAACCCTGCAGATGTTTTAGAAAACTGAAGTTCCCATTTAATTTTTCTACCAATTTTTTCTTCAATTAATTTATCTCCTATTTGAATCTTTCCTTTAATTGCCTGATTGTCTGATTCTGACGAAAACAGTTTAATAACAGTAGATGAATAAAACTTAGTGGCCTGACCACCAGTAGGTTGCTGACTGGTGTACATAGCACTAATGTTGTTTCGTGACTGAGAAATAAGAACCAGTAAAGTAGGTTTTACTTTATTGTTAGCATAGTTTAACATTTTCCAAGCATTACTAAAGTCTCTTGACTCTGCACCAATTTGTTTTGTATTTTCAAGCTGTTTAAGTTCATCTGTATCTTTTTCAAAATACATTGCAGGAAGAAGTGAAGTTATACTATCTATAACAATTATATCAACACCTGCATTCATTAAACTTGTTCCAACATCAACCATTTCATTGATGGTTCTAGCCTGTGAATAAATAAGTTTTGTTGAATCTACACCAAGTAGTTTTGCCCACTCTTCATCATAAGACATTTCAGCATCAATCCATGCACAAACTTTTCCTTCTGCTTGAGCCAGAGCAATCATTTGAAGGCACATAGAAGACTTTGCAGATGACTTGGATCCCCACACAAGAACCTGTCTACCATATGGAAGTCCACCCTTTAAGGCTCTGTTTAAACCAAAGCTTGGAGTTGCTGCATAACTAACTTTTTGTCCTGTAGCATCACCAAGTCTTTTACGAATTCTTGGATCTAGTTGTGCTAATACTTCTTCCATTGTTACTGACATTAATTTATTACCTTATCCTTATGCACTAGTTATATCCTCTAAAGTTACTGTTCCATCTTTTGTTTTACCTGTCTTAACAGTATACACTTTACCTTCTTCAATTGTCATATATGCCTTTGCAAATGCCGTTGGAAATACAACAATTGAGTGTAAATCTCTGCCAGCATCAGCAATAACAAGAGATGCCATTTTCTTTCCAGCCTTAGTCATTCTTGGCTTAAAAGAAATTGCCATTGATTCCCCTTCTTTAAATGGAAGCATTTTGTAGTTTAAAAATTTAACAAGAGCACTTTTTGATTCTTTTATTTCATCAACAGGAACAGATGAAACAATTCTATTGTCACTAACCAATATTAAGTATGTTCTACCAGTTTCAATGGATGTATTTTCTTCATCAAAAATACCAACACTTCCTGTCTTATCTAAAAATTCTACTCTTGACCAACCAGTACCACGCTTTATTGATTTAATCATTCCCATCATAATAAAAGAACCTTGCTCTTCATAATCACATGCATCTTGAATATATGCATAATAATGTTGTGGAATTGACATATTAAACTCTGGTAGGTTTAAATACTCATATAAGTTTTCTTTTACTTCTTGGTCATTTCTTGGTTGATCAGAAAACGTTGCTGCGCCAATAATTCGTAATGCTTGAAGAGCACGACTGTTAACTCCGTTTCCTTTAGTAAAAGTAAACTCTTCAAGTTGAGCGTATGAATTGAAAGGCCTAGCAGCCATGTACTTTTCTGCAATTTTGTCAGAAATAAACTTAATACCTGACAAACCAAATCGTATGCCCTTACCTTCAATTTTAAAATCAATATCTGATTCATTAATGTGAGGTAGCTTAACACTAATCCCCATTCTTTTAGCTTCAATAAGGTATTCAGTTCTTGCATCTTTATCCTTTTCATTTTTTAAAAGTGAGTACATAAATTCTAATGGGTAGTAATATTTTAACCATGCTGTCCAATATGACAGTGTTGAGTATGCTACTGCGTGAGACTTGTTAAATGAGTACC